TCGAGATTGAGCCGGATAATGTATATGTCGTCGGTATCGAAGATGTGTATACCGGCACTGTTCGTTGTAATGGTTTGATTGATGATTCTGTTACCACTTTTGATTCTGTTCTCTCTTCGGTTATTGAGTTAATGTTGGGCTTTGATTATGATTATATTGAGGTTGCTCAGGGCCTCTCGAAAAAGGGGCGTCCGTGTCGTAAGTATGTTATCTCAATTGATAACGGTGACTGATAGATAACAAGTAAGCCCCTAGGCGTAATCTAGGGGCTTTACTTATTCTCTGTTGCTATTTGTCAGATTTTTTGCAGTCTGTCGATTTTTTCGGTCAGTACATTGATTTGCTTTTGCTGTTCTTCGATTGTTTTGGCGAGTTGTTTTAGCATTCCGGGTATTTCAAAGCAAAGAGTGTTGTAAACGTTCCCTCCCGGTGCGGTGTTTTTGAAGTTATACTGCATGATGCCGTTACGAATGCGTATCGGCAATTCATAGGTAAGCAAATTGTACATGTTGCCGCCCGGTGTGGCATTTTTCCCGTCTGGGCGGTATGCCCAGTTCCAAACTTCATCCCCTGCATTGGTCATTGTCGTGCCTCCTATTATCTTGTTGGCTTTGTCTATTACTTGCTGGTATGGCAGCCCGTTTGGCGCTAGGTCTGGACATGTGGCGTGGTCGGTGCCGCTGATCTCTCGATGCAACCATATGTTGCCGCGTGTCCCGTCATGCCATAGCATTCCTAGTCCGTATCGTTGCGCTATGTCTGCGCATAGTCGGGCGCTTGCGTCGATACATGCTTGCGTGCATTTTGCCTGCGGTATGCCACCCTCATGCTCTATGCTGATCGTTGACATGTTCGATTCATAGTTAGCGTCTGACCATGCTCCGTTAGTTTCGTCCACGTATTGGTGTATTTCGCCATTGGCTCCGATACCGTAGTGTGCGCTCGCCTGACTGGATGAACGTGAGAACACGTTGTCGGTACCGGCTAGGAAACCGGCCATGATATGCAAGGTTATGTGTGTGACCTTGTGTCCAGCTCGTCCACTGTAGTGGTTTGGTGAGCCTATCCATTTCACGCCGTCCATTATTCCGCCTTATGCTCACCATTGGTGGATTGAGCGAAAATCTGCATGAATGGCGCGTCCGCTAATTCCGGATTGATTATTGTAATGTTTTCAAGAATCGATGTGAGTTCGATTAGGCATATTCCACCGACTGTACAGACGAACACAGACACCGGCAGACCCAAGTCAACGTGTAGGTTAATTTCGTCGATAAACCATGCCACTAGTACGAGGATGAAGTAGGCGAACTTGTGGCCTAGTCCCTCCCTCATTTTTTTTGAGCTTAGATTGTCCTGCATGATGGCTTTGGCTACGCCGGTTACGTAATCGGTGACAATGAAGAACGTCACCGCGATAGTACACCATACGTCTACTGTTGTCATTGTTGCTGTTCCTTCCTACTTGCCTAGCAATTCTCCGACAATCAAGCCGAAGTCTGCTTTGACTTGTGAGTCATCGAATCGTATTTTGCCAAGTCGATAGCCGGTAGTGAGTCGCCTTATTATATCATCTGACTTTTTGACATACCATGTCTTTTCGTCAACGTGGTTCGGGTCGAGTGTGTAGACGGGGCGAGTGTTGTCTTTTGGAATACGTCGTGAAACATATTGTGAAACATGTCCGTCGCGTTCGGATACGGATACCCATATGCCGAACTGCGCATAGTCGGTAGTGTCCAAAATGTAGGACAGCTCGCCGTCGCTAGGAATTGGCGCTATCAAAGCGTCCGACTCGTCACGGAACTTATTGCGTATCGCATAATCCGCGTAGTCACCATCGTACTGCTCCAAGAATCTGCCGAACTTTGACTTAGCGACTTTCGCGGAAAAGCCGCCATAGTCGGCCAATTCCAAACAGATAAACCCGCCGCAATAGAGTTTGTATTGTTGCCGGTTGGCCTGTTGTGCACCAATGTCCAACCGGTATTTGGCAAAATACGGATTAGCCTTTTGAACAGCGTTCGATAGGAATAGAACTTTTGTTCTATCCTGCCACCTGTCTACCGTGTTGTAAAATTCGGAAAAACTGTTTACCTCGTTACTCAGAAATCGCAGGTTATCGGGGAAAATCTCGTCGAAAATAATCAAATGAACTTTAGGATAGGCTACCGACTTGAGTCCGCCCGCTTGTGAGAGTGCGACGAAATAGCAGCATGTCCGCCAATCCTTCTCGTCCCACGACGTCTTATGAATCTGCCCTTTTTCGCCATTGACGCGAAATTCGTATGAGGGGAAGAACTCTTGGATATCCTTGAAAAAGGTCTCCTTGCGATGTTGTTCTACGTCGGTGCGCCGAAGATAAATAAATTCGTGGCCGTGCTTGATGTATTCTTTGATGCCGTACCGTTTCGCGGCGAACGTCTTGCCTAGGCCGCGCGCGCCGATCACAAAGTTCCACGGCGCGTTTCGCGTCAACAGATTATGCAAGTCGTAATAATCGCCCTCGTCGAGCGTCTGCAATGTCATGCTTGCATTCCCCTCCTAAAACTAGTGGAAGGGCGTGCGCCATGACTCGCACGCCCCTCCACCAACCTATCATTTGGCGGCTGTTTAAAGGGAAAGGTCATCACATAACCACCGCCATTATTGAGTATACCACACTTTTAGAATGCGGGCGGGTTAGACTTGCCATCCCAAACCGACAACAGCGAGCACGCTTGGTTGTATCGTGTCGTATACGGTCCGAATGGAAACGTGGCTAGAATGTTGTTTTTCAGTTGTGCGAGGTTCGATGCTTTCGGTACTTTCAAGGCGTTTGCGGGCGACTGGTGGTATGCCGTCACCCAAAGAATCTGCATTTTGACATCATTGTACTGTTTAGGGTAGCCCGCGTAGTCTTCCGCGAACTGCTTGCGTTGCCCGTCGCGCGACTCATTGCGTGCCGCCCACGTGCGGAATGCGGCCGCTTCCGACGAGGTAAGCGAACGTTTGAACGTGCCGCCAGACTCCATGAGTGCGGCTATTTCAGGCGCGGAGGCCTTGAACGCATCATATCCGGTCGGATCGGCGGATTCCATCGCGTTCAACACTTGCAAGCGGCGCTCGAAACTCCATTGTGCAATCCCAATGCCCTGCAAGTTGGCCGCTTCTACCGCATCCCAGCGCAAGCCCGCCTCAACCGTGCCGACAACATAGAGGGCGTACGAATTTTCCGGCGAGATTGAGGTAGAGGGGTGCGCCTGTCCGTTATCGCTGGACGGCTGGGATTGCGACGCCTTCTCGGAAAAATTGTTGGCCGTCGTACGGTAAAAGACGCGAGTTCGTGATCCGGCATTATCGGACTCATGTAAGTACAGATTGTCGCCTTGCCAATGTATCCACGCGCCACCGCGCGCGGAGTCGAGGGAACCGTGGCTATTGTCGCCCGTGGGGTTCTTTTCCGTGGAAGTCGTTCCACCCCCTTCTCCAAGCGCTTTCGGATGCAGATAGCCCAAAAATGCCGTCAAGTCGAATGTCATGCGTTGTGCGGGGTTAGGGTTTTGCGACAACACGGTGATGCGCCCGTTATGAACACCGTCCTCCATGACAATACTCACGTGCGAGCCGGTATGTTGGCTTGAGAAATTCCAAAACGCCACGTCACCTTTAACGGGGCTGTAGTCGGCGGGTTTCTTTTCGAAAATCTGCGCCATCTTGGAGTTTGTAGGGAAGCGCGTGTAGTTTCCCTCCGCGTATCCGGTTGGCGTGATGCAATCGCTTACGGACGCGCCGTATAAGTCCATACAGTATTTCGCCCACAAGTCCCAGCATTGCGCCCCGAACGCGCCGTCCATATCCCAATATCGTCCTTGAGTTTGTTTTATCCAATCGTCAAAAGTAATAGCCATACCACTATTGTAGCGGTATGGCTATTGATTGTCGGCGGAAGCTAGGCTGCGTAGGATGTCACGAAGCTCGCGTGACCTTGATTGGCTACGGTCGCATCGTAAATGCCCCACTCACCGCTGGGAGCGATATAGCCTAGCGTCGGCTTCGTGGTACTACCGCCTGTGACTATCCACGCCCAAATGTTGTGACGTGGATACGTCCATTTCGCCAAGTCTCCGCCCTTGCCTGCGCCGATTGATGGAATATCACCCTGTCCGTCCACCGTGATAACGCCGTTTTGCAGGGTGAACTCCACCGGCATGGAGCCGAGCATGGAGATTGCGTATGCATGCCTGCCGCGGTAACTGTCACGGCATGCCGTGTAGAGGTATTTGGCGATAGTCTTGGCGCCAGTCGCGTTAGGATGAACGCCGTCGGAGCTGAAAAACCCCGGTTCGCCCTTGCACCACACGTAGGCGCTATCCGCCACTACCACTCGACGGTTTCCGGTCACGGCGCTGATTGCACCGCTGAGCAGTCCATAATATTTCTGCATTCCGTTCTCGTTGAGGGTGGTATGATCGAACAGCATTGGCGCGATCACGATAATTGCGTTTGGAAACGCGGTCTTCATCGCCACCACGACATCATGTGCTTTGGACAGCCCGGAATTGTAGTCCAGGATGTCGTTGCGCCCGCCAGCGCATACAGCGACCTTGACTTTAGTGTTGTTCACACTGGTATCAGCTACGCAGTTGGCGACCTGCTGAGCAAAAGTCGGAATGCCCGAAACGTTAAACCCTGCGCCACTCTTCGCATAGTTTTTCCACTGCAATTCCGGGAACATGGTGGACAGCTGGAATGACCACGTATTTCCCTTCTGCGTGCTGTCCGCATACGAATCGCCAAACGTCACGAGATATCCATCTTCATATTGCGCCTGCCCCAGTTTTTCGAGTATGGTTGCGATCTTCGAGGAATTGTCGCCTACTGAAGTGGATAGTGTGGCAATGTCCGTCGTGTTTTTGTCCCACTTCGTCTTATTTGCGGCGGCATGCGCGGTGGTATCAGCTCCTAACGCGGTCAGGATCCCTTTGTTCGCATCCGCCTTGCCAATGGCGGTTGTGGCGTCCGTACCTGCTTTGTCCCACTTGGTTTTTTGGGTGGTGGCGTGCGCGGTGGAGTCAGCGCCGAGTGCGGCGAGAATGGCGCTGTTATTGCCCGCCTTGCCTGCGGCGTCGGCGGCGGCGGTGGCGGCGGCGGTGGCGTCAGTACCGGCTTTATTCCACTTGGTCTTAGAGGCGGTGGCAGCGTCCACCGTGTTATCTCCAAGCAGCGCCTTAGCCACTTCCTCGTCGTGGGTTTCACGCGACTCCACGGCTTCGATGCGATTGAGGTGCGTTTCGAGCGTCGTATCGATAGTGCGCATGGAGCCGTTGTAACCGTCGCGCAAATCTGCGGGGTCGTTGTCGCCATAGAGGTTCAAACCGTAATTGTCGGTTTTCGTGTACACTGTAGCCATTTTACGTTAATCCTTTTCTCGAATCTGAGTTTGCAGCTGGGTGAGAATCTGGTCAATCATGCGCATGGAGCGATTGTAGCCATCGCGCATGTCCATTGGCGTCGCATCATTGTAAAGCGGCAACCCCCAATGTCGCGTCACATCGTATGCGGCGGAGTCCACGGGCGTGGTCTGCTGACTGTCTGTCATGATCGTCAATCTCCTGAGGCGGTGGTGGAAACGAACGGCAGACCCTCCGCGGTGACTTTGGTGTTGTTGAGGTTTTTGACGGTATACTGTCCGCCACCGGTTGCGGGAACACGGTTGAGAAAATGGTTGAGTGCGGTGCCGAGCGCGTTGGCGTTCGCGGCGCTCAATCCGAGAGCGGCGGCAAATGCGCTCAATCCTTCCGGAAGCGACTCCGGTGTCGGAATGGCGTCAATCCTGTCCGACTGCGTTTTCAGCGCCGTATCAAGAATGTCCATCGAGCGATTGTACTGCCCCTCAAGATTCGGCGCGTCCGTCGCGTCATATTTCTCAAGATTGTAGTTCGGTGTTTTCTGTGTCATTGCCACTGCTCCTATCTAGCGGTTTTCATGAAATTATTGACCACGACGCCATTGGAAAGATTTTCGACAGTCAACGGACTGACTGGTTCACCGTCATCCACATGCACGTCACGCGGAGTGATGCGTGGCTCGTCATTGTGAAAAATGGTTTTGTTGCCAAGCACGGTGAACTCCAAGCACGTGTGCGCTGCGGCCATTGGCACGGATAGTTGTGCCATCTGGTTGACGCGCGCGCCGAAGACAGCCAATTCTCGGTACATGTCTCGATTCGTGTTTTTCGAGTCCTCGTATTTTCCTCGCGTCGGATTATAGGTCAAGTCAGAGTCTTCGTACTGTCCAACCTGCTTTTCCAAATCATCCAAGGTTTTGTTGATACGTTCGAACTGCTCGCTGAAACCGGCTATCAGCTGTTTGATCGCTTCAATGTCCGCGTTCTCGTCCTTGGCGAGATTGTCGAGCTGTTCGCGCAATTCGTCCACATGTTCGGCCACCTCCTGCACGTATCCGAGCACGGTCAATGTGTCGCGGTACGAAAAAGGCTGAACCGTCGTGAAATAGCGCTGCCGCGGGTCAATGTCCAACGGCGCGGCGCATAGGTTTATTCCGTCCATAATCCTCCTAACTGTCAATGTCAAGTATACTCTAATGGCCGAGATTGTAGGCTAACGAAGTACTGTAAAGCTGCGGCACGTTGGTCATATTGTCCCCACTGCCCCACATTCCTAAAAACAGACTTTCGAGCGAGTTGACTACCATCATGTCGATGTTAAGCATGGTATTACGCCAATCCTGCAACAGTTGCGATTGCGAGCCGCTGGTACCGAGTGTATGCGACACGCTGTTGCCTTTGTCGGACGAATGCGAAAAATCGGTGTTGCTGGTACTGGATGCGGTGGTGCTGCTGTCCTGCTGTGTGCTTGTATGCGTGTTGCCGGTTGAGTCCGTTTGGCTTGCGGTTGTCGCATACTTTCGGAAGTCATCAATGCGAGTTTGGGGAAATTCCGAATTGAACGTCATGCTGGAATTGTCGGCGGTGGTGTCGGACGTGCTGTTGGCGCTGGACTCGTTCGACTGCGTACCGCTCGATTTGCCGCTGGACTCGTTAATACTGGTAGAGTCCATTTCCTGCCGAATGTCAGAAGTAATGAACGGATCGAACTTGCGTTGCGCGGATAAGTATAGTTGGTTGAAATAGTCCATCTGTTCGCGCATGGTACGACCGAGATAAAAAATGAACATTTGCGGCGTTTCCGAACCGATTTCGCGCAATGCGTAGTGTGCCACGATTTTCTCGTTGAGTTTCGCTCTATATGTTTCATCAAAAACCGGGTAATATTGCGAGCTTAAATGCAGTTTTTCGTCCGTATTAAAACCGCGTGCAATAAGATTGCCAAGCGTCAACGTATAATCCGCCATGCTGTCCTTGATGGCGTACATGCTCAAATCCTGTACCATTAGTCTTCTTCCTCCTTGTTTCCGTCAACGTCCAAGAGTCCGCCAGAAGTGGTGTCGTTCCATTCAATGCTTATCGGTTTGCCTAAGTCTGCCATTTGCGGCCACAACCGGTTAATCGTGTCGCACGCCTGTTGTCGCGCCTTAAGATAGCTCAGGCGGAAAACGTTTGTACGACTGTTTCCAGCCGTCACTTCCGATTCGAGCAGTCGCTCCTTTTTCTCCGTCGTGCTGTTGTCGATGCCGAGATAGTTTACTAGTTCGTTCCAGATCTGCGTCTTGGTGGTAATGATTTTATCCGCTAGGAAGGGGGTCATGTTGGGGAAGGTTTGGAACATGCCCGTAATATCAGCGCTGTCATACGCGTAGACGTACGGATCTCCGTCTTCTCTTGCTTTCATTAGGTTTTGGGCGGTAAGTTTGTTGGTTTCGGACGTGGCGATAATCAACGGTACGCTGATATTGTCGAGGTTGACGTCCAGCGCCCTATCCGCAATGGCGAGTCGCGTCGCGTAATTCCACATGACATCAATCATGGTGCAACGCAATTGATTATCCCAAATAGGTACACATTTTTTCGAGCCTATTTGCGGATGCGAGTAATTCGTGGCGACCGGCTGGAATGATGTCGGATTGTTGTAATTATTGACGCCCCCGATATTACCCGACGTGACCATAAAACGGCGAACGCCCTTGCGTTCGTCGGGGAAAAAGAGTGCCAAGCCATTCTCGAACAAAGTCAGTTCCAAATATCTTTCATCGATATACGGGGGCAAATTAATCCACTTGAACCGGCTCACCGCCAACATTTCAATTAATTTCATGTACTGATTGATTCTCAGTGATTGCCGCATTTCAGGCAGATTGAGATTGCCCCACATCGAGCCAAGCACACTTTGGTTATCCCAGTGTGCCGCCTTCTTTGCGTTATTGCGTTTACCCATATTCACCGTCCTAAAAATAATGGAGAGAGCTTAATATGCTCTCTCCATTATATATGTCAGTACGCGATACCGGATAGTGGCACGTTGTCCGCATAATCGGTGACACCGATTTTGGTGGGGTCAGTCCAGACAGTCACGCCACTCTCGAAAATGCCCTTAACCGTGAGTCGGTACTCTTCTGGGCACGTGCTCGAACGTACGTACAACTCATGTACTTTCCAGTATGTAAAATTGCTCATTGCCATTAGATTTTCCGGCAACCGCATAAACCTCTGGACGTAATAGCCGTAGCGCAACCATACCTCGCCAATGGAACGCATGGCCGCGGGCGGTATCTGCCGGAAGCGTACCATGACGCCAATTAGCCCGTTCGCCAGATTGAAAGCGTCACCGCCCAATGCGCCGGACGTGGTAGGTGGCACTGTCTGAGTCTGTTGCACTTGCGCGTTGATACCGGCGATGGTGTTTTCGTAATCACCTTGCGCGGTGGCTTGAGCGAGTTGTTTGTTCATGTCCGCGAACTGCATTGTCTGTTGGTTGGACAGATTTGTTTGCGCAAGACTGTAGGCATTCGACTGTGAGGTGGTTGCACCGTTCGTTGCCAAAGTGTTCGACAATTGCTGACTGTTAGAGTCTACCGCATTGTTGTACGACATCTGGTTCGCTACCGCGCCGATAGCTGTGCCCGCCACGGCGCCGACCACGCCGCCAACGTTGCCGGTGACGGCGGAACCAACCGCGTTAGCCACGCCTGAGCCAATGGTATTGAGCTGATTCATACGGTTGCCGAAACTCAGATTTTTCAATGTCAGATCGGCCGACATCTGCGCGGCTTGATTGTTGATCGACATCATTGCGTTGCGATTGCTGGTGCCAAGCTGGTTCTGCGCACTCGCATACTGCGTGCCTAATTGCGCCTGAGCGTAGGCGTTGTTGATACCCATTTGCGTTTTCTGGTATGACCAATCGGCGCTTTGCTGAGCGTATTGGCGTGTATAGGCACTGTTCGCTAGAGCGAGGGCACTACCGTTGTTGACTGTCATAAAGGTGGGGAAATTGGTGACGCCGAAACTTGCGTTGAGCATTTCGCCCGAATCGATCGGAAGACCGGAATTGTTAGGCAATGGCGATTGTTCGCTGACATCTCCGGCGTTGTACCCGCGCGGGTAGAAATTGAGTCGCGGAGAAGGGGGAGCGTAGTCCCACGACTCGCGGATAGTCAGGTCAGCGCTTGGAATCTGTTCAGGATTATAGGTGATCACGGTACCGTTGAGACACGAGCACTCCAATACCGCGTATGGCGCGGTGCGGAATTTTTGGAGATACTTGTAGCGTTCGGGGAGTCTGAAATTGTCGCGGAAGTCCTTGATATGGATGATGTCGGCGTAGCGGCTTTTAGCGTCATTGTGGCGTATTTCCAAGCGGTAGCAGTCGCCGCGCCAATCGATCATGTGGTTAAAAAACACTCCCGGCTTCTTCTGATTTTTCAACAATGCTCCCGGAAGTTGTGGAATGGCGTAGATGCCGCAAATACCCTGCGTCACCCACGGATATTCAGCGCCCGCGCCCATCACTGCGAGGAAGTCCAAAGCATCCGAGAAATAGTACAATGCGGTGCCGTTTGTATGGTTTTCAAAGGCGCTGCCGTCCGCGCACGTGGTTTTCGGCGCGGTTGCCGTGCCCGGGTCGGTGTCCAGCTTTGTCGTGGACACCACGAGCACGCCGAAGGTGGTGTACCCGTTCGTTTCGCCAATCAGACTCTTATACTGCTGCCCAGTGACCACCATTGCCTTACCTGTGTCCAAACCTTCCGGCAGGTCAAGATAGGTGCGGCCCCAGTCCTTCCAAGCGTTCTCGTTCGCAATGCCGACATGCCCCCGTTCCACATATGCGTTGCCGAGCTGAATATCGTGCTGGAAGCTCTGCCACACATCAAGCTGGATATTGAGTTGTGTGGTGTTCGCGTTGACGTAATCGCATGTCTGGACAAAATAATACCAACTACGGGGGGTATCAAAATCGTAGTCGTTCGTCGCGATCAAATAGTTGTATTTCGACGCCTGCGCAAACGGCACCGGCAGCCGTACCGGAAGGCCATATTTCGCCATAGTACAATTTGTGAACTCGATACCGTCCAATCGGTCGAAATATTCTCTTTGAGCTTGCTCGCTCCATTTGACTATATCCCTGTATCCCATATCCCAAGGAACGTTACACAATTTAAAATGTGTATTTGGCGTCCATCGCGCGTAGCTGAAGTTGATTGGCAGATCGTTTGCCGACATTTTATCCTCCTGTAAAAAAGAACGGGCGTAGCGTTTGCCACACCCATTCTACCTGTTGTCCGAAAAATCAGGCGGTTACAGTGACCTTTTCGGTGCCGCCCACCTGTCCGGCGAACTTCGCCTTGATAGTGGCCGAACCCTGCTTGATGCCTGTGACCACTCCGTTCGGCTGGACGGAAGCGGTCTCGTCGCCAGTCCAAGCGCAGAAGTTGGTCACATCCTGCAATTCGCCATTGGCTTTCCTGGCGATCGCGTGCAGTGCGATGGTCTCGCCGGCCTTGACTGTCGCCGGTTCCGCGTCCGCCTTGATGCTCAGCGAGACGATGTTGTCCGGCTTCCAGCCACCGAGCCACGTGCCGACTACCGGCACGTCAAGCGCGGCGCTGACCGTCTGGTCAATTTCAGGTGTCGCCGGATTGATGTAGGTGGCCTGTGCGGTGACTTTGAGTGTTTCGGCGGTTTCGTCCAGACCGCACCGCAGGATGCCGTCATTGTCGATGCCGGTAAACTGCGAGGTAGCGCCTTCAACTGCGTACTTGATGCCTACCGGTTGGAACGTGGCCGTGGCCTTATTGGCGCTTTCGATGGTAGACACCACCTGCACCAGGTCGCCACGCGACACGTTCTGTGGCGTGATGGCGGTTTCGCCATACTTACGCAAACGGATTTCGAAAGTCGGCTTACCTGTGGTGAGAGTGTCCGGCAGAACGATCGTGTCGGTGGAGCCTTCGCCAGTCCAGAAGAGAATGGCGTTGGCGAACGGATTAGGCGTGATCGAGCCACGGTGTTTGTAGAAGATGTTGAGCGTGCCGTCAATCGGGTTGACGGGGGAGTTGGTGGTTTCCAGCATTTCGTCCCATTGGAAGAAGAAGTCTTCGGTGGTGAGCACTGCCTGCACCTTGCCACTGTAACCGCCAAGTCCGAACATGTCTTCCGGAATCGGAATGATTCGGTACGGCACGTTCGCTTTATCGATGTTGAACGCGGCGGCGAGGGCTTCGACGTTCAACGCGGCGATCACCGCAGGAGTGGCGAACAGAATGGCTTCGCTGTCGCGCCACGGAGTAACCCAGCTCATGGCGTTGAATCGTGCCATGCTGGACATTGGCAGAGACTTCAGAGTGTTGGCCATCTCCTGAATCTGCCTGAGCAGTCCCTTGGCGTCCGCTTCCGTGCTATTGGCCGCGCCGACGTCCGGCGACTGGACGCGGTAGAAGCCACCCTTGCGCGCGTATTCCGCGAAGCACTGAGTCTTCATCACATACATGTCGTTTCGGTCGGACAGAATCGGGGCGTTCATGATTTCCGCGATGTAATCCGACATGCCGCTTTCGCCGTCGAACGCAGTCAGCAAAGCGTCTTCCGGGATGGTCACGGGGTAATAATGGTCGAAAGTCAGAGGGTGGAACACGCTTGCGGTCGGAAGCGAGTAGCGGCCGTAAACGTCATCGCCCAAATATTCCTTATTGAAGTTGCGGGTACGTGCCTTGACGAGACCCACGGCGGCCTGCTCATAGGTGGAGCCGTAGCGCTTGAGAGTGCGCGGGGAGCCGATGAGTTTCAGCGGGTCATCCCAGTCCGCATGTTGGATGTACAGTCCGATCAGCCTCTGGATCAATACCCCCGTGAATTCGTCGCGCAAGTAGGGGAAGTTGCGCATGGCATCCACGGCGTTGCGGATATTGCCCTGCGTCGCACTCGGGATACGGGTTTGGAACTGCGGTGAGGTGGCGGAACGCACGGCATTGAAAATCTCAACGTCACCCTTGCCTGCGAGTGGTCGAATATTAGACATTGTTTATACCTTCCTTATTTAGTCGAACAAATCTTCGATGGACTCTTCTTTATCATCGCCGTCACCGTCGTTATCAGACGGTGCGGGGTCGTTGTAACCGAGCGTGTCCAGCATGGCTTTCAGTGCGGCCAATTCCTTTTCGAGCGCGTCAAGTCGTGCGGAAACGTCCGGCTCCTGCTTCGGTTCCGGTTCCGGTTCCGGTTCTTTCGGCTTAACCTCGTCATCCACGGTTTGTGTCTGCTGTTCCTCTTCGGTCGGCGGCGGGGTGGTATTTTCTTCGCCGTCATTGTCTGGGTCTGCCATGCAAATTCTCCTTACGTTGGTAGGGTAATTCCATCAAAATTATACCATGCTCGACGAAAATAAAATGACCCCCGCAATCACGCGGAGGTCTAACTGTCCTATCAGAGCGCAAGTTGAAAATCGTAGGGCATTGTCGCCACGACAATGATTTCATGGTTGGCGGCGTTTTCAGCCGTGGCAATCCGACTCATGTTACTCCCAGTCGAGAATCGACGCTCACAAGACTCGATTATTATAGCATGACCATTGTGCCGTAATCATCCATGACTTGCGTGCCATGCCGGAATTGCTCGTACGGTATAGGTTCCGTAAACATGTTTCCGGCCATGCAGACGTCCACTTCACCGTCATCACGCCATCCCTGATAACGGTTCATTCCGAGGATAGTCAGTTTTTCGTATCGTGCGGCGATTTTCCATTTTCCGAGTTCGGTTGGATGTATGTCACATGATTTCACCGGTTCCCAACCGCTCAGGATGCAACCATCCGTGTTCGCGTACAAGACTCGGTCAGAGTTGGCGTAGCACACGTCCATAAGCTTGCGGCGGGAATAAGCATTGACCCAAACCGGCACGGGCAAATAGTCGGTTTTTAGATTCGATTCTTCACGTTGTGCGACATCCCAGTCCAAGGTTATGCCGTCTTTGGAGAGTGGGAGCATGACGGCGCCTTTTGGCAGACTTGCCATTTTGCCTACTAGGGCGTTCATGATTAGTTTCGCCATTTGCCGTTTCTCGCCCGTCGCTTTCTGTTTTAATTCTCCCCATTCATCAATGAACGAGCGGAAGAAACCTTTGGAGCGCCTGAACTTCCACCCCCTTACATGCTTGTAGACACTCACTTCATAATTCTGATAAAGCAGTTCTTGGTCAATGTCGGTCAAGACGCGCGTGATGTAACCGCGTGTTGAGGTGAGTCGGTTCAGTCCGTACACGCTGCGGTTGTCGAACAGAAAGGGGTATCCGTCCGGTTTGAGTTCCGCGCGAAACGTGAGTTCATCACAATGCAGCGGCATATCGCTATCTTCCTCGTACCTGCCTTCGTATGGTTCGGGTTCCCCCCACGGCAGCCACTCGTCCCGTAATATGGATGGATACATGGAATTACAGTCAACGTCGATAGCCTTGCCATAAGTACCTTCTTTGACCAACATAAAACCGCCGATATAGGCGTCATGCAATGACTTTTTCGTATCCGAGTCGAGTTGTGGAAATTTGTCGTAATACCATTTCCACTCGCCGGACGCGAACGCTTCCATGCTCGCACCGCCCGCCGTGATCTTGCACAATCCACGGTTGTCATACTCACGCAGAATGTTGAGCAGTTGCATGTCGGTCATGGTAAGACGGCAATTCTCTCGCAAAAGATTCGATATGTCGAAGAATCGTGCGGAATTATCACGGTCGATACGCACCGTGAAGCTGAAGAACTTGCCTTTTTTCGACACTATAGCATCCCAACTCATGTTAGAGTTGTGTTCGTTGTGAGGAAGGGAGTGTATGACATGCGCTATGAACGAGTCTAAAATGTCTGGGTCAGTCATGTAAACGGTTAATTTACCTCCTGACATGATGGACGCCAAAAGGCGGTTAGGTGCGGTGACATCACGCAGGACGGTGCCGTCCGTAAATCGTATGACGTTATCAGCGCACCATAATCCCACTCTTTTATCTTGCTGCATGGTCATGGTACAACTTCCCTTGCTTACTCGTCCGCTACTTTTCCAGCGCGCCCGCTTCCGTCATCCACCTATCAAACTGCCGTCTTGAGCGCTGATAGCCCTTGCTGTTATCACGAAATATCGATGTGAAACCGTGACGAACGGGGTCGTATACCGTCCAGTCGAATACAATACGTGGTGCGTCCGTCTGTTCGATAAAAGCCCTCTTTTGCGCTGCCGATAGGCTACGAAATCGTTTCAATCGTTTCGAGCCAAGCGTGGTAGCTAAAATCTTCTCGAACACCTCATAACGTCCGCGTGACATGTATGATGGCCATTCATTTTCACCATACAAGTCTTTAGCCTGTTTGCTCGTTCCCATCTTTTTGGACGGTTTGCTTTTTCGTTCGGTGCGCAATCCCAGTATTTCGGCGGCGTCATGCATCTGTTCCAGCAATTCGTTACGATGCCCACTTTCCAATTGGGAGCGAACGAACGCTTCGTCACTCAGCACGTTCGTCATTTGCAAGAAGTCGGTGAGCTTTGACGGGATTATCTGAGTGCGTCCAAAACCTTCGCCTGTGGTTCCGGTGATCTCGGCTACACGTTGCTCGTACACGCTTTTCGCGGGCATGGCCTGAGCTTTGTTCCATTCGTTGATTTTCCGGCGTGCCGCATTGATTTTCCGCTGCTGCTGTCTGAGCAGTTTACGTCGTTTCGCCACCGGCTCCGCGTCAATCTGCGCGTCCGTGATCGGCGTGCGCTGGGCGAACATGTAGTCTTTCTTCGTCGGCTTCTCGACAGCGGCGGCATGGTATGGTGTTGCCTTCGCTTCCGCTATGGCCTGCTTCTTCTGCCGCTCCCACTCCTTGCCTAACGTTTTGGCGATGTTGACCAATTGTTTGTCCGCGGTTTTGGCGAGATTCGAGTGAGAGTACGAACCAAGCTGTGTAACATTACGTGCGGCGCGGGCTTGCGCGGCCTGTATCTTCTTAATATGCTTGCGTTGCTGTCTATCGGCTTTGATGGCAATGTTGCTGGTATCCGGCTTTTGGTGGGTGCGATAGTTCTGTGATACGACTGCGCGGGGTGCTGGTTTTTTCCTCTTCCGTGACATGGTTGCAGTCCTTTCAGATAGAGAGAGCACCCAACAAGGGGTGCTCTCATGGTGAACTCACATTGCGATTATAGCAAGTTTACTTCGCCTCTTCGTCCACCGGCTCAATGCTGAAAAACTTGAAACCACGACGTGAACGGCGTTCGACAACCTTGATGCACAGCGGTTCCGTCCAAGTGTTCGGCGTGCCGAAGATGCCGAACATGGTGTTTAATCCGGCGGCGAGAGTCGGGGAGGTGGCCGCGTACGCCTTGTTGTCGTCGGTCACGATAATGACGCGCACGGTGTTGGAGATTTCTCCCGTCTGGTCGTCGGTCACCTGCACAGCCTGAGCGACTGCATTCGTCATGTTCAGCGGCTCGTTGAGATGTTCGTCGAGCTTTTCGGCGTTCTGCAATGCGCTGTAGAGCTTGATTTTGCCTTCGCGCGTCGAGGTGTCGATGAAGTGCTGGACGGTGCCTAGTTCGGTGTTTTCGGTGTTGAATGCGACGAGTGCGGTATTGTTGTTTTCCATTGTTTAACCTTTCCTGGATTGTTGTTATTTGTTTTCAGGCTTATGCCTAAAATCTTTTATATCACACGTCTTCATTATTTTCAACGTCGGCGTGCCGTTTTGTATGTTCCTCTGGGTCCCACTTCTGCGGTTCCTCAAAGGTTGCATACTTGTAGAAAGTTTCCTCGTTCATGGAGACTTTTTGTGAAAAAATGTTAATGGAACGCGGGATGAAGTTCGGAAACAGTCTCTTCGCACGAATCGAATACGCGCGTGCATCCTTCAAGCGTCCATCGATAACATGTTCGGCTTCCATGAAGTCGCCGTCCACCAATTCCATGCCTTTGAGCACGGCATAGACGCGCGTACGAAATATATCGGTTTTGGTTCTAGCCAATTTTTTGCCTCCCTTGCAGTAAGATTTTTTGCAATTCATCGTCATTATACCGTGTCGTGTCCAGTCTGTCAAAATTTTTAAACACGGCGATAATCAAGTTTTGCGCTTGCGGGTTGTCGAAAATCGTGCAACAGTCATACGACGTGCCGCCCTTGACCGCACACACCGCACACCATGCAATCAGGTTAGGCGGATTGATGGAGCCGTCCAAATATTCCACATCGAAAGTACGAGAAAGGGCGGCGGCAAGTCCATCCCACATAGTCAGACTGCCGCAAATCTGCGACACAGCAATAACCGCTTGTGTAAACCATGCGCTAGGCGCTTCACGCCACAACTCACACAACATGTTCACGGCACGGCAGCACGTTTCAAAATCACCAAACCCCATATCGAACCGCTTCAAGTTCAGCTCACGCTTATGGCCCTTTGTGGCACGGACGATACGTTTGCTTTCCATGATCGCATCGTCGAAGTCTCGCATGCGGCAGATAGGCCGCCTGTCATCACCGCGCCTAAACATAATACCGTTCCTCGACTCGAAAATATGAGATGTTTTCCGTATGAGAACGAATAGCCGCCCACTTTTTAATCAAGTCTGCCGCATCCTTATACGAGGCCGCGTAGCCGACTTCGATAGGCGGTTTACGCGCATCCCTCAAATATGCGAGAGCGACGAAAGTGCTGTACATGCCTAAAACTCCAGTTCGTCAACAAAATCACTGTCACCATATATCCACATGGCCGCCCACAATTGCCTATCGGGGCACCGTTTCGGCGGATTGGTGGCGCTCCGCTTATGCTGTCTTCCAGCCCAAAACGCACGCAGTCGCCAATAACTGTCAGCGTCCGGACATGTGCCGCATATCCACGAGTGTATCCAACCACGAAAATACACGGCTAATCCCTTTTCTTAAGCGGTTTGGATGCAATATCCATGGCGTCCAACACCATAGCACGCATTTCATTTGCTTTCGTAGGGTCATAGCCGCACCGCGCAATCCCCCTAGTCAAACCTACCGGCGTATGAAATTCCACATCATACGCCAAGTAAAACAAGTGTTGGTGCGTGCAGTATTCGATACGCACGTCACCCCCCATGTGGGGGCTGTTGAATTTTCCGACACAAATATCACCATAACGCATTTTCAATCACCCTTTCTGATCATACACCATAGATGAAAACCAACACAATGGACACACTTACAGCAAGCATGACCAAAAAACAAAAAACGTCACGCGCATTGCGCGGGAGTTCGCAAAACACCGTAGCCACCATCGTGAGAAACAGCACAGAGAGAATGCAGACGGCAACGATCATGCCAATCATTATAACATCACCACCTAGCAGACTTAAACCATGCCAAAAACGACAACCACACCAAAAACACACGCACAAATAACAAGCACCGAAGCGAACATATCACTTGCCCTTCCTGTTCGCACGATAATAGTCAACGGAACCGTCCGTTTTCCAGTACTTCAAATTGGACAGTTCCACGCCAGTCTCCTTACGAAGTTCACGACGCATGCGCTCCTTCACACCCTTGACGGTTAAGGCATTACCCATTGAGAAGTAATGCGCGGTATTATAATCAGCGAACGCAACCGTGACGGAATTGCGCCACCAATCAAACGAAACAACGGTGTTCATTTTATTTCCTTTCCCTTGAACTCGATAACTACAGCATAACACAAACAAACGGAAGACACGCCCAAAAACAAAGCACAGCAAAACAATAAAAGACAGCTACATACCGGTCGGTAGGCAGTTAGATATTTAGACAAACATCTAACAATACACCCCAACTAAGTTACGGTTACGTAACCGTAACCTAAGGATGTTGCATATACAACCATTGACACAGCGTCAATGGAATGTTGCATATACAACCATTGACACAGCGTCAATAAAAAAAACGACACGCCCAAAAATAAAAAAAC